GCGTCACTAGCATGGTCTGTTGCACCAGGTATTGGTATAGAACCCTCTGCCGCAGCAGTAACTCTCATTGTAATTGTACCTGAACGGAATACATTAGGTGGTTGAGGAGTTTGATTTGGATCTCTGAAGAAGAATGCACCTATTATATCACCCCAATTGTCAGAAACAAGATTTATATTTGTGACAGTCGCAATCGCACCACTAGTTTCACCAATAATAGTTGCACTTCTCACAGCATAACCAAAATACTGCTCAAGATTTGCTAATGATGTAACATCAACATTTAATAATCTTGATGTTGCAGAGTAACTTGATGATGGTGCTGGTCTACTTCTATCGTAGATATCAACCTCATAGTTTTCCTCAAGAACTGCAAGAGCACCTAATCCTGAACCAATATCAGGTCTTTGACTATCTCCAAATTTATGATTTGGTCTTTGTATACGAATATAACCAATTTGTTCACCATTTAATTCAATTCTTGCATTCTCAAATATTGTAAATGTACCTGTGACCATTTCAATTTCAACAAGTTTCGGTACAATATCTGGAACTGCACTATCAAGATATTGGAAATGTCGAGTTAGTGGTTTTAATCCGTTGACAGAGAAGTAAACGTTTCTTGATCTCATGAATGGATCTGCTTCACTAGTTACTTTTACGTCTTCAATATACTTAAATTCTCTTGAAGGTCCTTCTAAAACATTTGTGAATGAAGTTTCTGTTTCAATATTAACTGTTGTAGTAGCAGTAAATCCAACCCAACCTGAGTCATCCCTATTTCTTCTAGTATCAAAATGATTAACCTCTGTTGTTGAATCAATATCCTGTCTTACAATATTTGCTTGTTCTGCCCATCTTGCTCCTGTTGACTCAATTCTTTCATCATCAATGTATATCGTACGAGACCAGTTATCTGATGGTGGGTCAAGAATAATACCACCAGCGAATGTAATGACATTAAATGGGTTAATATTTTCTACTTCAGTTGCTTGTGGTTGATCTAACCAATCTACTTCAGTATATGCAAGTGTAATTATATCACCAGTTTTCTGACAATTAGTATCGAGTAATTGTAAATTAGAATTTAAATCAGCAGTTGCTAAATCAATCTGTGGATTAAGTGCTAATTCTGCTCTTAAAGACCAAAAATCAACAGCACTACACATCTCTCTTTTTCTTACATCAACATCAATTTTAGAACCTGTTTCTGGAGTAAAATCAATAAATCTTCTATCTTTGAAATTATTGACTGCAAAACCACTCTTAAATCGATCTAAACCATCAGCATCTCTAACTTGGAATGATTTAGTATCTAACTCAAGAGCATTTAGAGTAGTTAATGTTTCAAGATTATCAATTCTCTTTTCAAGAGCACCGATATCTCTCATTGTAAATCTACGATTATCTTGTAATTTAATAGATGGTTGTTTTACAGTATCATAAAGATATGGTGGTAATGTAATCTGAGCAATTTCCATTGAATCACCAAGTTCAGTTGGTGGAGCAGGATTTTCAGCAGATTCACCCTTGATAAGTTTTACTTCCTCAAATTGATTAATAACCAATTTATCAATACGTGGTAGATAAAAATTAAAACCTAATACAGAACTCTCATTAGGTGTAATCACAAATGGGTTCGTTGCTACAAAACTACGATTTTTTAATGAAAATGGACTACCAGTAGAAGCTGTATAATCAACAACTCTAGGTCTAAAGTCTAAAATATCAGTTACACGATTACGATCAATCGATATTATATCATTAGTAAATCTTTCTTTAGTATAAGAATTTGCTGTGAATAAATCACCTGTAATATCTCCAGAAACTTGATATTTATCAAATATAATTAAAAGTTTTCTTGATGGAATACCTGATTTATTTTTTCTGACAATTCTTGAATAATCAAGATAATCTTTTTTGTGACCACTATTTAATATGTAATTATTTGTTCTATTAACATAATTACCAGTTTCTACTCCCTGTAGAATAGATTCTATTGCTGATTCCTCAAATTTAATTTGTTCACCTATTATAAAAGTATTTGAGTTAAGGTAAGCTATTTCAACATCATTTGCATTACGATTAACAATTTGACCAATTGCCCGACTTTCTTGCCCAATTACTTTCTCACCTTTAATAGAATTTACATTTAAATTTAATCCACTTACAAATTTTAATTTATCAAGAGTAGGAGTAGAAGTAGTTTTTGACTCATAAACCGCAATAATTTTATTAACATCTGGAACATTAAGGGAAATATCCTCATCTTCAACTCTTAAACCATAACGTCTACTAGATGATAACCCATTTGTTATATTAGATTTAGATGTTCTTGTAACCTCAAGTTGCTCACTTCGGATATAATCTTTTGCTTTACTTGTTATACCAATTTTCTTTAATGTGACATTAACAGTTGCATTTCCACTTGATTTTGACAAACCATTAAAAGCGATATTATTTCCACCATTTGTAATTACAACTTGATCTGATGTTAATGGTTCAGTAGTTCCATCTGAATATTGGATAGAATATTTTTCTGCATCAAATGGTTCAAAGAATGCACTTGTAATGCCAGCAGATGCATTTAATCCATCAGATGATGCTAATGTAATTGTAGAACTATTAATCGATTTGTTTAATATTTGTCTTGAAATAATTAAATTAGAATTTGATGTATCAACATCTGCTATGTTTTTCTTTGGTAATCTGGAAAATAAACCATTATTTCTAGAAATTTTAGGGACTTTTATTCTAAAAGGACTACTTGTTGATATACCTGCTGCTAATAAATCACTTTTTGCAACACCCACTACAGTTGATTCTAAACCGTCTAGAGTTAATGTTGCTCCATCTGCAGATATTGCACTTACTCTATTAATGGTTTGATCCGTGTTATTACTAAATTGATAAGCAATAAGGGCATCAGTATTAATACCAATTTGTCCAGAAAATCTACGACTAGGAACAGTTGCAGTATTTGTATCTGCTCCTCCTAAAATATTAAGTTGATCTGTTAATGAAAAATTAGGTAATACTTTATCATATAGAACAGCGTCAGCAAGAAAATCTGATGCTAAAGATGGTGAACCAGCAATTGTAGAAACATCTTGTGAAACACTTTTGATATCATCTATAGTATATTTGTTTATTTTTTTAATTGATAAATTATCAAGATGAGGTCGCTCATTTATAATTAATTCTTCACCTACTATAAAATCACCAGTTGTCTCTGCAACAATTATCTCTTTTGCATGTGTTGTACCAGCATTTTCTACTAAGAAACCAATCGCACCACTTGTTTTTCCTCTAACTCTTGAACCAGCATTTTGGTTAGTACCAGATATATTTGAGGTAACTTGTAAAATAGTAAATGTTTGTATATCAAATAAATGTAAATCAAACTGAGTTGTAGCTCCAGTATATGTTCCATCTGTCGCTCCGTAAGAATATATTCTTGCTTGACCTATCTGTATGCCACCTCCACTTAATGTTGCACCATCTCTTCTACGATTAAAAAGTTTAATTATATTTGTATTATTACCACCAACGCTTATAAAAGGTGAACCAAAGACGTTATTTACCTTTAGAAGACCACCCATATTGAATGGAACTGATGCAGCGTTTACTTTTTTTATATCTCTTGGTTTTTCAATATCTAAAACAGTTGTACCAGGTAAATAAACATCAAATCCTCTTACATATGCACGACCTGGTGAGAGTTTTACACACATTAAATCCTCAGAAGGTGTATTACCTTCATCTGTTACTTGATTTTGAGTGTATAAACCTTGACTATCAATCTCATCATTCAGTGAATTTTGTACTTTAACTGTAAATGGAACTACAGAGTAATCACCAGACTCATCAAATGTTCTTTTCGCAAAATACTTTTTAATCTCAGAATACACTGACATATTCTGTAATTTTTTAGTCTCACCATCTCTAACTCTGAATAACTCTACAAAGTTAGTATCCTCAAAATCTTGAAGTGCTTTTTTAGATAATTTACATGTTATCTTAAATCTATCCGCACCTGGTGCAGCAAAGTTTGTAAATCCTTTTGCATTATCATACAATGCAGAATCATCATTTGCATTTATAATTTCTTCTAAAATCTCAAATCCAACTCTATATGATGGTTGATTTGAATAAGGTTCTAAAACAATTAACTGTGTTTCAATGTCAACAAAGTTACCTCTTAAAAAGTAAACTCCTTTGTTAACACCAAAAGCAGATCCTGTAGCTGTTGCATTCTCTGCAGTTAGAGTAAGAACTGTTTCCTCTGTACTAAGAGTAGTGTTACCATAAGTTAAAGGTTCCTCAAGAATTAAAACCTCACCATCTGGAAATGATGTGCTTTCACCATTTACACCAGATTGATTATACTTTAGAAAAACAGTAATTTCATCAACACCTTCTGCAGGAGGTAATATAAAGTTCTTGATAGTTGCCACAATACCAGAACTTTGACCTCTAACTCTTGTTCCTTTACCGTTGTTGTTTGATATTAAATTACTCAAATAAATGGACACATCAATGCCAAGATGTGTTGAATTTATTTTCGCAGAATAGTAGGATTTGTCAAACTCAATGCCACCTGGAATGACCATCGAACCTTCTTTGAAAATATGTTTTCCAAAATTTTCAATTTGGTTTTGTAATATAGATTGTAATCCAGTTAACTCTCTTGCCTGAACTGGTAGACCAGGCTTGAATAGCACCTTGTAAAAATTATCATCCTTACTGAAATCATCATAGTAAGGACTTATATTTAAATTCGTTTTTTGTGGCATTTTAGAATTCTAGTATGATTTTAATGTCTTCCTTTTGTCGAGAGTTTCTAACAATCAACGGTCTATTATCTAAGTAAATCGTTTCACCTGACCCTTTATTTATCTCCGAATTGGATAACCCTGAAATAAAGTTTGTTCCTAAGTTAATCAATTTATTACCTGTAGGATTGGTGGTTATACCAGAGAAATTCTGGGATATCGCTCCTGAGAAGAATGATGTTTTACCCTCAATATTATTTGCTGTTGAGGACGACTCAAATTGATATATTCTACCAGCGGTAGATATACCTGCATAATCTGTATGATCATAAGTCGTTCTATTAAAGTTTAATGAACGATCTCTAAAATATTTCAATACCTTTGTCTCTGTATCAAAAGAGGCAATATACGCAGTTGCTACTTTTCCTATGTTAGGTGAAACAGTAAGAACCTGCTTTATTTCCTCACCCACCTGTGGGACACCAGTTATAGAGTCAAACTTAACTGCTTGAAGTGAAGAGTATGTATTATCAGTGTATGTAACTGATGTTCCTACTTTCGTTGGATTTTTTACTACTCCTACCTGTGCAAACTTTGTATCAATAGGAAAATCTTTTGTTGAATCATCAAAACGTGCATAAACAATTACTCTATCAGTTCCTAATTCAGTGTATAAATCATGTCCATGTCCTAGAGATGGAGGAATAATTGGAATTAATTTTGCACGACCTGTCGCTGTGCTCACTCCACTGTTTAATGTACCTAAATCAACAACTCCATAACTATACCCTTTACCACCTGCACTAACAGTTACATCTGTAATTGTACCATTAACAACATCAATTCTCGCTTTTGCACCTTCACCATCGCCAATAATATCAACTTCCTGACTTAATCCATTCGCATAACCACTACCAGAATTTTCAATGAATACATGCTTTATTTGATTTAAGTTTACTTCTGAGTTACCATTTTCTCTGACTGATCTAATTTGTGAGTCTTGACTGGAATCCCAACTATTTGGAACAGTAATGAATTCAGTTGAGTCAAATTTAATAATATCACTAGGTGAAACAGTGAAAAGATACTTCCAAACATATCCATCACCACT